GCTTTCATTTTTTATACGCAAAATTAAAGTAAAAACGTAGGGATATAGATATAACAAACTAGAACCAGTTTAGGTTCAGTAATTATAATGAAAGGAAGGAAAAAAATACCAACAAAAATTAAGGAGCTAAAAGGAACGGTTGAAAAATCTCGACTAGTGGGAAATGAGATGGTTACTTCGGCAGTTGTAACAATGCCTTCCGCTCCTTCCTTCCTAAATGATTATGGAGCAAAAGAATGGGAGTTAGTTACTAATGAGTTAGCTAATATTAAGATGCTTCACTTAACCGATCTATCAATTTTGGCAATGTATTGCAATGAGATGGGGACATATTACGAAATAGCTAATGAGCTACGTGGCAACTTTACCCAGCAAACGGTCGACAAAGATGGGCGTTTAAGGATGACTAAAATAAATCCCAAGTATAAAATCATGCAAACCGCTTTACAAAATGGATTAAAAATTGCTACGCAATTTGGATTTACCCCTAGCTCAAGAGCTTCTTTATCAATGCCAGAGCAAGAGGATGAAAGAACTGATGACTTTAATTTCTTTGACTAATGATAAACATTTACAACCAAGATTGTTTAGAAGCCATGAAGCTAATGAAAGATAATCAATTTGATTTAGCAATAGTTGATCCTCCTTATGGGATTAATGTAGCTAACAATAGTACTGGGACAGTAATAAGAAATAAATCAGATAAAGATATTTTTAAAATAAAGGATTGGGATAAATGTATTCCTGATAAAAATTATTTTTTAGAATTGCAAAGAGTAAGCAAAAATCAAATAATTTGGGGAGGTAATTATTTTTTAGATTATTTGGGTTATTGCAAAGCTCCAATAATTTGGAATAAAAAAAATGGAGCTAGTTTATATGCAGACGGAGAAATGGCTTGGACTTCAAAAGGACTACCAAAAAACTTAAAGATTTGGACCCATCAATGGTGTGGAGCTTTTAAAGCATCTGAAAGAGGTGCAATTAAATACCATCCAACACAAAAACCAATAGCACTTTATGAATGGCTATTAATGAATTACGCTAAAGAGGGAGATAAGATATTAGATACACATTTAGGAAGTGGCTCGATAGCTTTGGCTTGTCATAATTTAGGTTTTGATTTAGAGGGTTATGAATTAGATAAAGAGTATTATGACAATGCTCTAAAGAGAATAAAGAACCATCAAGCTCAACTTCGTTTGATATGAAACTAAAGGAATGTAAAAAATTCTACTTTGATGAAAAGTCAGCTGATAGAGTTGTCTACTTTATCGAGAATCATATTAAGCACATTAAAGGAGAACTTGGAGGCAAACCATTTAAGCTTGAGCCATTTCAAAAAACAATAGTTAGAGATTTATTTGGTTGGAAGTATAGAGATACCGATTTAAGAAGATTTAGAACTGCATACATTTGCCTTCCTAGAAAGAATGGAAAGTCAACTCTGATTAGTGCTATTGCATTGTATATGTTAATAGCTGATGGTGAACCAAGTGCTGAATGTTACGTTGCTGGAGGGGATAGACAACAAGCTGGTATTATATTTGATGTCGCATCTGGAATGGTTAGAGCAGACAATCAACTCAACAAAAACTTAAAAGTATTTAAGAACTCTATTGTATATGAGAAAACAAACTCTGCATTTAAAGCTATCAGCTCTGAAGCATCTTCTAAATTTGGTTACAATGCTTCTTTTATTTGTATGGATGAGTTCTTTGTTCAAAAGGATGCAAGTCTTTGGGATGCCTTGACTACTTCAGTAGGTTCAAGAAGGCAACCGCTAACTATTGCAATAACTACCGCAGGATATAATAAAGAATCCATTTGCTACAAGACTGAAGATTATGGTCGCAAGGTTTCAAAGGGTATTATCAAAGATGACTCTTTTTATTATGTAAAATACTATTGCCCAGATAAAGTAGATTGGACTTCAGAGGAAGCTTTAAGAATTGCTAATCCTGGCGTTGAAACTGGTGTTGTAAAATTAGACTACTTAAAAAGAGAGCAAGAGAAAGCTATCAAAATGCCATCTTATGAGAATACTTTTAAGATGTTACATTTGAATCAATGGACCACTAGTGTTAGCAAATGGCTATCAGATGAACAATGGGAAGCGTGTAATTTAGCTCCAATAGACATAGAAAACTTTAGAGGTAAAAAATGTTATGCTGGATTAGACCTTGCTTCAGTTAGGGATTTGAGCGCATTTGTTTTAATCTTTCCAGAAGATGACAAGCTAACAGTTATTCCTTATGCTTTCGCTCCTAAAGAAAATGCTTTTGTAAGAAGTAGAAGAGATCAAGTTGACTATATTGGTTGGTCCAAAGAAGGACTTTTAGAACTAACTGAAGGGGACGTTACTGACTACAATTACATAAAAAAGAGAATAAAAGAAATAGCTGAAATAGTAAACATTCAAGAGATAGCTTATGACCGTTGGAACTCTAGTCAGTTAGTTATTGATTTAGTAAATGATGGTTTACCAATGAGTCCTTTCGGTCAAGGTTTCGCAAGTTTATCAAGTCCCACCAAAGAACTGGAGAAAAAAGTACTAGCTAAAGAAATAAATCATGGGGGGCATAAGGTGTTAAGATGGTGTTGCTCTAATGTTGCAATAAAGTCTGATCCTGCTGGAAATATTAAAATGGATAAAAGCAAGTCAACTGAAAAGATAGACCTTATGGTTTCTCTAGTTATGGCTTTAGGTTCTTATTTAAATGATGATTCTGATGACTCTGCTTATGATGATAGAGGTATCTTATGGCTTTGACTTTTCCCCTTTTCGTTATCTTTGTAGTATAATTGCAATTTAACTTATGGGTCTATTTGATTTTTTACGCTCTGAAAAGCGTAATAATAACTATCTAAATGCCATGTTTGGCAATCTAGGAAATAAAAACACAAGGGGGGTTAGTAAGGAATCTTCATTAACTTTCTCTGCGGTGTATTCATGTGTACGTCTAATAAGCGAATCAATCGCTTCACTTCCTATAAAAGTCTACCGTATTGAAGAGGACCAAGATAAAATTACTGATGTATCCCATCCAATTTATAAGCTAATAGCTCAAAATCCTAATAAGTTAATGACTACATACACATTCCTAGATGTGTTAATGAACAATCTTTTATTAGATGGGAACTCTTATTTTTACATTGAAAGGGATGCAAACGCTAGACCCATTCAGCTAATACCAGTTGATCATAATGACGTTAAGGTAGTTAGATATGATGACGAAGTTTATTACGATATAAAAGACCATGAGGTCGGAGTAATGGCTCAAGACATGCTTCACTTTTTTAATCTATCATTTAATGGCATTGAAGGAGTAAGCGTAATTAAAGCTCAACAGTCTACAATCGGAACTAGTTTAGCTTCTAATGATACTGCTAATTCTTACTTTCAAAACTCTTCTCAAATTGGTGGGGTCATTAAGCATCCTGGTAAGTTGTCTAAAGAAGCAGTTGAAAGATTAAAAAATAGCTGGAACACACAATACAATGGAAGCTTTGTTAGTGGCAAAACTGCAATCCTTGAGGAGGGGATGACATTTGAGCAAAGTAAAATTAATGCTAATGACTATCAACTTTTAGAGTCAAGAAGATTCCAAATAGAAGAAATAGCTAGAATTTTTAAATGCCCATTATCTTTGATCGGTCATCTTGAAAAGTCGGCTAACTACAATTCAATAGAAGCTTTAAGTATTGACTTCGTAAGATTTACGCTAACTCCTTATTTAGTTTGTATTGAGCAAGAACTTAATAGAAAACTATTTAGAAATAACGAGTTAGACGAATACTCAATCAAGATAGACGTTAATGGTTTATTGAGAGGGGATAGTAATGCCAGAGCTTCTTATTATAGAGAGATGATGCAAATCGGAGCTTTATCAATTAATGAGGTTCGTAGGATGGAAGATATGAATAGAATTGGAGATGAAGGGGATGTTCACTATTTCCCTTTGAATTTTGCTCCAATCGGTAAAACTAGCGAGGATGACTAACTTTCCAAATAAAGGAGATGACAAAAAAATCTCTTTGCGGAATAGTGAAGAGCCACAATTTGATTATGATTTTGCTTTAAATGTAAAAGAGCAAACTCCAGAAATTTGGGGTGCTGGTGGCAATATAAGAGGCAATGATGCCTTTATGCTTTGGGGTCGAGCTAAAGATGGTCAAGATACTGAAGCGATAAGAGAGTGGCTCAAAGAAAGAGAATCATGGGCAAAGAGGCACTTTGAAGATGGTAAACAATTTGAAGGAGATACCGAACCAAATCTTTCTAATGTTGGAGGAGTTGTAGCTCAAATGAAATGGGGAGTAATTGGAACTCTTGGAGAGCAAGGGATGAAAGATGTTATTCTTGAACTAACAAAAAAGCTAGAGGGCAAAAAAGAAGAGAAGCAATTAAATGAAACTGTTATCAAAGCTCTTGAGAATAAAGTAGAAGAACACAATGAAGAGGTTAAAGACCTTGATATTAAATGGAACGCAAGGGTAACTTTGAAAACTTTAGAAGAGGTTATGGAGCGTGGAATTGGAGCATACAAAACAAATCCAGGAAGCGTAAGACCTAACGTATCAAGTCCAGAGCAATGGGGATATTCAAGAGTAAATTCATTCCTTTTTGCTTTAAGAAAAGGAAGGTTTCAAGGCGGTAAACATGACACCGATTTACTCCCTAAAGAGCATCCAGTTAGATTAGAAATGGAAGAAAAAAATTTAGATATTATGAAAAAGCATGAATTAAGACACATTCAAAAGATTGAAGAAACTGATGACTCAATCATTATTTATTATGGAAAGAATGTGGATGACGTTGAGATGATTGACGAACAAGATAAAGAGATGGATGAAGCAGACCACTATCCTAGCCACGAAGAAGAAGAAAAAACTGAAATAAGAACTAATCCTAATCAAGAGGTTAGAACCTTTGACATTCAAGATTTAGAGTTAAGAATGGATGGCGATAAACCAACAGTTGTAGGTTATGGAGCAGTCTTTAATTCTGAATCAAATGATTTAGGAGGGTTTAGAGAGTACATTGCTCCTGGTGCTTTTGATGGTAGGTTAGAAGATGACGTTAGATTTTTAGTTAATCATGATGCTAATCTAATCCTAGCAAGAACTACAAATGGGACATTAAGACTATCAGTAGATGAAAAGGGATTAAGATATGAAGCTGATTTACCTAATACTTCAACTGCTAGAGATTTAATGGAGCTTTTAAAGAATGGAACTATAAGTCAGTCAAGCTTTGCTTTTACAGTTGAGGATGACTCATGGGAGTTAAAAGATGGAATGAACATTAGAACCATTAACAAGGTTTCTCAACTATATGATGTAAGCTCGGTTACTTATCCAGCTTATAACGCTGCAACTAGCTCGGTAGCTTTGCGCTCAATGGAGGAATGGAAAGAAAAAGAACAAGCTAAAAAGTTAGAAGAGAATTTAGCTAAAGAAAAAATAGAGGGTAAAAAAGAAGAACAAGATTTAAGAAATCGCTCCCTTCATAAAATGCGAGTGCAAATCTTGAAAAATAAATTTTAATAATAATTTTTCTATAAATGAAAACATCAAAACTTTACAAAGAGGAAAGAGCTGAAGTTATCGAGAAAATGGAAGGACTAGTAGCATCTGCTGAAGGTCGTGAAATGAGTGATGACGAAAAAAGCAACTTTGACTCTTTAAACGAAAAAGTAGAGGAGTTGAATAAAATGTCAGTAAGAGCTGAATCATTTGAAAAACTACAAGCTACAAAAGCAATCAAAGAAGTTACTGAAAACACTCCAAAAGAAATTAGAGAGTATTCTTTCCAAGATGCAATGCATCAAGCTGCAACTGGTCGTCTTTCTGGACTAGTTAAAGAAATGGACCAAGAAGCACGTAACGAAGCACGTTATACTGGACAGTCTTTTAAAGGTATTGCAATTCCTTCTTCAATTCTAACAAGAGCTGCGGTAGCAACTTCTGCTGGAAATGCTACTGAAGTAATGGCATGGACTGACCAACTTGAAGCAAATCTCGTGTTAGCATCAGCTGGAGCAAATTTTTACTCTGGTGTAGATAACATGAAATTCCCAGTGTTTAGCTCAATCAACTCTGGATTCGTTGCTGAAACTGGTGGCTCTGCTCCAGCTACTAACGGTACTGCTACAAGCTTAACTTTATCTCCAAAGAAGCTAATCTCTATCGTAAATGTATCTGCTGAAGCTATCGCTCAAAACAGTTCTATTGAGAACGCATTGAGAAGAAACATGGCGCAATCAGTAGCTGCTACTTTAGAATCTGCTTTATTAGGAACTGGTGATGTATCTAACGCACCTACTTCTATCTTTGCTGATGCTGCTGCTGGTTCTACTGCTGCTTTCTCTGCTGACTCTGCTTTAGCTTTAGAAACTACTGTTCTAGGAAATGGAGTACAATTAGAAGGAGCTAGAATGGCTTACCTAGTAGATATGAAGTCTTATGCAACTGCTAAAGCTGCGGCTCAAGTTGCTTCAGTTTCTCCTTTGTATGACACAAGAGATAAGACTATCAATGGCTACTTTGCTTTTGTTTCTAGTAATGTTGGTAATGGCGGTGGCGCTACTAAAGACCACGCTTTATTTGGAGATTTCTCTAAAGTACACATTGCTCAATTTGGTGGGTTAGACGTTATTTATGACATCTACACTAACGCTGGAACTGGTGAGCCAAGATATGTATTAACTTCATTAGTTGACGGTGATGCAGTTCAAAATGATACTGCTTTCGCTAGTCTAATTGAAGCATAATTTTATTTAATTGGAGGGGGTTAATCCCCCCTCTATTTTTTTATTTGAAATGATTAGAAACTTATACGACTATAACTATTTACCTTATGGTAAGCTTTCTCTAGTAACTGCTCCGACATCAACCGCAGTAAGTTTAAGTGAAGCTAAAACACATTTAAGGATAGATTCAGATTTTACTGCTGATGATACTTATATCTCAACATTAATTGATGTTGCTACTAATATGGTCGAGGAGTTTACTAGAACCAGAGTAATGGCGCAAACGGTGCTAATTAGCTTTGACCAATTTTATGATGTAATGAATCTTCAGTTGGGGGGCGTTACTTCGATAACTCATGTTAAATACTTCGACACTAATAATGTAGAACAAACTTTAAGTGCTACTGAATACGCAGTCGATCTAAAAAATAAACCAGCTTTATTGTATGAAGCTGAAGATGGTAATTATCCAGATACCTACGAAAAACCAAATGCAGTAAAAATAACTTTTGTAGTTGGCGAAGCTAGTGCTGATGATGTAGTTGCTGCAATAAAACACGCAATACTAATTATAGTAGGTCGATACTACGAAAACCGACAAGATGTAATAGTAGGAAGTCAAGTAAATACTGTTCCATTGATGGTCGAAAGATTATTAACTCCTTATAGAGCTTACGATTTTTAATGATAATTGGCAAACTAGATACAAGATTAGAGTTGGTTAAGCAAACTTATACTCAAAATGCTTATGGAGAACGGACCGTTGATACTCAAACTTCTGCTTTCATTTATGCTGATTTTGATTATAGAGCTGGAGGCACTAAATATGAAGCTGACTTTTTAGAAAATACTCAAGTCATTCAAGCAATGATTAGATTTAGAACTAATATAGGAGCTTCTAATGAGTATATCTTAAAAAAAGGTTCTGATGTTTATACTATAAAAAGCATTAGAGAAATAGGTCGAAAAGACTATATGTTACTAACTATTGAACTAAAAGACTTATCTGAATAATGGTTGGAGTTAGTATAGATGAAAAAGAGTTAAGGGGGTTAGTGAAAGATTTAGAGAGTCTAAATATGTCTGACACTAGAAACAAAACTCTATTAAGGCAAGGAATGAGAAAAGCATCAAAACCATTACTTCAAGAGTTAAAGAGTTTAGTTCCTAAAGATACTGGTCGCTTGAGAAAATCTTTAGCGGTTATAAATGGAAAGAATAGAAAAGGAGTACCGCCTTCGGTTTATGTTGGTCCAAGAGTAAAAGGAGCTTATAGAGATAAGTCTAAAAGTGGCTTCTACTTTTTCTTTTTAGAATATGGATTTTATGGTAAAACTGGAAAGAGATACCTTGACAAAGCTGCTGGTTCAAAAGGAGCAAAAGCTCAAAATGATGTAATAAATCAAGTGAAAGCTTTGATTGATAAAAGGATGAAATGAATATAGGGAAAGCAATATATAGCATCTTGAGTAATGATAGCTCGGTAAGTTCTTCAGTAGGTACTAGAATCTTTCCTAGTAGATACATTGATGAATCTGGAAAATATCAACTTCCATTTATATCTTATCAAGTAATTTCAGTAGAACCTAACAATACAAAGAATGGAGTTAGCACTTATGACTATACTACTGCTCAAATTAATATAGTAGGCAATAGTTATAATGATGTTATAACATTAGCTCAAAACGTAAGAACCGCTTTAGACTATACAAGTGGAACTTATGAGGGTGTAGTAGTAGACAAGATATTTTTTGAAAATAGTGTTGAAGTCTTTGATGAAAACGCTGGGAGCGTTGGACTTTATCAAATATCTCAAGATTATAGATTTAACATAAATAGATAGATATGTATAAGATAAAACTTAAAAAGGATTATAGCTTCAGAGGTGTCGATTATAAAAAAGGCGAATCTTACGAGGTAAGTATAAAGGTATTTAGAGTCTTAAAATCTGAAGGGGTTTTAGACAATAAAAAGAAATCTAAAAAAGAGGATACTCTTGAAGATTTAGATAATTAATATATTAATTTTTAAAATAATAAACAATGGCAATTTTTAACGGAACAGACCTAGTTTTAAAGGTACAAGCTGCTCAAGGTTCTGCTGATGAGTTTGTTATATTGCATTCAACTAGCTGTACTATTGATATAGCAATGGATACAATAGACATCTCAACAAAAGACTCTGCTGGTAATAGAGAGATTATCGGTGGTCAGAAGAGCTTTACTTTAAGTGCTGACGGTCTTATGGATTTTACAAGTAAAGCAACATCTACTGACCCAGATGAAATCTTTACTAATTTAGATAATAGAACTGCGGTAACATTTACTTTTGCTCTAGCTACTCCAGCTGGATACAAATATACTGGTAGTGGTTTCTTCACTTCAATAAGTATTACTGGCGGTGTAGAAGATGCTCCTACATTTAGTGTAAGTATTGACGGAACTGGTGATTTAGTTCAAACTGCAATCTAATAATCTATTTTTGTTGGTGGAGTTGTACTACGGTACGCTCCGCTAACTTAAATAAAACCAACAAAATTATGTACGAAATAGTAGTTATAAATAAAAACGATTATCCAATAAGATTTGGAATGAACTCATTAAGATTATTCTGCAAAGATACTGGAAGAACTTTGCAAGATTTAGATAAGCTTGGTCAAGATATGAGTTTAGATGACGCATGTTATTTGATCCTAAATGGAATCAAAGACGGTTGTAGAGTTAGCGGTAAAGAATGTTCTTTAGATATTGACCAAGTTGCTGATTTGCTTGATGAGGATTTTGAAGCACTAAACAAAGTGTTAGAAGTTTTTAGTGAGCAGTTTTCTGCTAAATTCTCTGAAGAGGATAAGGAGGGAAACGTAAAAGCTCCGAAAGGAGCGAAAGCAAAGAAGTAACATGGAATGACTTGGAAGCAGTCGCTTATGGTTTAGACTTGCTTCCTAAAGACTTCTGGAACTTAACATTCCATGAGTTCTTTTGCATACAAAAAGGGCGCAATGATAGACTAGAGATGGCAATGCGAACTGAATGGGAAAGGACCAGATGGTTAGCATGTGTTTTATTGCAACCGCATACAAAAAAGAATAGCAATCTAACTCCCCAAAAACTAGTTAGGTTTGAATGGGAGAAAAAGGTTGAGAAGATAGATAAAGAAGAAAGGAAAAAGAGAGCAGAATACGCTTTAAAAAAATATAAAATAGAAGATGGCACAGAAAAATCTATCGATTAAATTAAGTCTTAATGACAAGCAATTCCAAAGCAATTTAAAAAAGGCAACTAGGTCTATTAATAAATTTGGAAACCAAATGAAAAGAACAGGTCAAACATTGAGCAAATCTTTGACCGCTCCAATTCTAGCATTTGGCGCAATAAGTGTCAAAGCTTTTGATGATCAAGTTAAAGCAGAAGCAAAATTAAGAACATCATTAAAGGGTAATGAAGATGCTTTTAAAAGACTAAAAGCTCAAGCTCAAGAACTTCAAAAAGTTACTTTATTTGGAGATGAGGCAACTATTGAAGCTCAAGCGTTTTTAGCTCAATTAGGATTAACTGAAAGTGCTATCTTAAAGTTGACTCCGTTAGTTCAAGACTTTGCAGCAGCTCAAGGAATCCAATTAACTGACGCTGCTAAATTAGTAGCTAAATCAGTTGGCTCAAGTACAAACGCTTTAAGTAGATATGGAATAACAATAGAGGGTGAAGTAGGAAGCACCGAAAGACTAGAAAGCGCAGTCAATGCTTTAACTACTGCTTTTGGAGGTACTTCTGAAGCTATTTCTAAAGTTGGACTTGGACCATTAGAACAACTTAAAAATCAATTAGGAGATGTATCCGAACAGTTTGGCTCAATAGTTTTAGAAGGTATTGAACCGTTAAAAACTGGACTTCAAAAATTAGCTGATTTATTAAGTAATTTAACAAAAGAACAAAAAGAGAATATTGTCAAGTTCGCAGCTCTTGCTGCTGCAATAGGACCAATAGTTATAATACTAGGAAGCTTAATAACTTCAATAGGTGCTATCATTCCATTGGTTGTGAAGCTAGTAGCGGTGTTTAATCCAATGGTTGCTTTGGGTGTAGCGGTGGCTGGTAGCTTAACATTTGTGGCTAAAAAATTAGGTCTTTTCAGAAAAGAAATAAAAAAGACTAATGAAGAATCTAAAAAAGTAGACCCTAATAGTATTTTAGGGGGTATGATGTCTGGAGATACAAAGAATCCAGTTACTGGAAAAGCATTTACCACTCCAAAAAAACAAAAAACAACAGCACCATCTTTCAAAAAAAGTCCATTAACTCAAGCGGTAGAACCAATTAAAGCTCTTAATGTTGAGCTTAAAGATGTTTCTAAAAATACCATGAAAGCGGTTGAGGGTGTTCAAACAATGACTGAAACATTTACACCACTTCAAGAAGTTATAAATTCATTAAATGAATCATTAGTAACTATTGGACTTCAATTAGGAAATACTTTTTTACAAGGAGCGCAATCAATACAAGAGTTTGGAACTGCGGTTAAGATGGCTGCAAAAGAAGCTATTGGAGCATTTATAGCTCAAGGTGTTGCTGCTGCAATTTCATCTTCTTTAAAAAATCCAGCTTTTGCACTTAACCCAGCTCTTATACCAATAGTTGCTGGTTTAGCTGGGGGTTTAGCAAAGACTGCATTTAACGAAATAATTCCAGAATTTGCAGACGGTGGAATCGTAAGCGGACCAACAATGGGACTAATCGGAGAGTATCCTGGTGCATCTGCGAATCCAGAAGTTATCGCTCCATTAGATAAGCTTAAAAATATGATTGGAGGAGCTGGAGGTTCGGTTCAAGTATTTGGCTCAATAAGTGGGTCTGACATACTTTTAAGCAGTGATAGAGCAAAAAATAATAGAAATAGAACAAGAGGATACTAATGCCAACTGGAACAATAACAAGCGAATTTAAAAGTGATACTGGATTTAACTACGAAATAGTTATCCAAGAGAATGATTCAACATCTGACTATTCTATTAGTGATGTTACATTAAGCTCAAGAGGTTTCGATTTAACTTATCAAACGGAAGATAAAGATAGATTTACTGGTCTAATCCCTTCCGAACTTCAATGGGATATTTTTATAGAAGCTGATGCTAATCAAACTTTACTAACTGCTAAAATTGAGCAAATTAGACAAGCTCCTTATAAGAAGTTTCAAGTCTATATTAAAAAAGGAACTAGTAGAGATAACATGACTCTTTGGTGGGCTGGTAACTTATTCAATGATATAAACCCCCAAAAAGATGAAAGTGTCCCTACAATGGTAACTTTAACTGCTGGATGTGGTTTATCTTATTTGGCTAGAATACCCTTTAATGACGTAACTCCTTACGCTTTCGCAAGGTATAACATTATCCAATTCTTTATAAATGCTTTTAAAAATGATATAGATACTGAAAAATTTTGGGCAACTGATGAAACATTTATAGAAACATTAATAGATTGGACTACTTCAAATCAAACACGCTCACAAGCAAGAGATCCATTTGTAGAGAATAGATTTAATGCAATGGCTTTCAGAAGTCTGAATGAAAAGACTGGGGAGTATGAATTTGAGGATGGCTTTACTTTATTAGATAACATTTGCCACACATTTGGAGCTAGATGCTTTTTAGCTAATGGAGTTTGGACCATTATACAAGTTAATCATTATGACTACATGGCGGACAATGGTAGTGCTTTTATCAGAAGATATTTGAAAGCCAATACTGGAACAGCTCCTAGTTCTGATGACGTAGCTAATTTTAATCAAACTGAAGGAACTGATACAATTAGACTAGCTGGAGGCACTTTCGACTATTTACCAGTTTTAAGAAATGTTGTAGCGGTATACAATCATGAAGAACCTTTAGACTTTGATTTTGTCAGCTTTACTAATGGGGATGGGTCTACTAATACAAATCTTCAAAGCAATGAGATAGTAGCATGGAATGGCTTTATTAGTGCTGATGGCACTTCAGCGACAACATCCTCAATTTATGGAATAAATAATGCAAACATAACTGATATGATGTCGGTTAATTTAGGAGAGATTATTGCGCAAACTGGAGGGACTTTAAGATTTAAAAGACTATTTAGTTTAAGTAATTCTGATGGACCTATTATTTTTGTTGACGCTGCAACTCCATTAAATCAACAGCAATTACTAGCTAGAATTTACACTAGATTTAAGTTGGTAGGAAGTACCGATACTTATTATGCTAACAACTTTAATGTAGCAGAGCCAAGCGAATGGGTAACTGCTAACAATTATACTGGCTCTCCTACTGATATTTATGCAAATTTAGCTTATACCCCCCCAAATAACTTTGGTTATAATTTAGAAGCATCTACTGAATTAGTAGAATTTGAAACCGAACCAATCCCAGAGGATGGAACTCTATATTTAGAGGTTTATGCTAGGGTTTATTATAATTCAGTTAATGGGTTTTTATTTAACTTTGATGACAATACAGAAGTAGTTGAAGGTTCTGCTGCAATAAATGAGGATGAAATAATAGTCTTTTCCTCTCCAGAAACGGAAGAGGAATTTGGAATATTTTATTTATTAGATGGTCAAAACATAATAACTCAAGAATTTGAAGCTATAAATCAACCAGGTGGTACAACTATAACCAACGGAGAAACTTATGAAGTTGAAGAGACATTAATTGGGTCTGGTCCAAACGCTGGAAGCGTTGGAAAAATAGAAAGCTTTGACGGTACTAATTGGCAACCTACTGACTACACATGGAGGTCTTATGGCAATACTACAAACCTAAGAATACACCGATTATTAGTTAATGAGATTCTGCAAGGTCAGCAAAAAGGAGCAAAGATGTATAATGGTCAGCTTAAAAATGTAAATCTATCTTTATCAGATGCTGATTTTTATAATTACAATAATGCTATTTCTATTGACTCTGTTTTATATATACCTTATGAATGTACTTATAATGGAGAAACAGATACATGGAATGGACAATGGTATGAAGCTTCAAGGGATGGAACTAACATAACTGACAATGATAAGATTGTCAATGATAAAGATAGAGATAGAAAAAAACCGATAAAAGTATCAGCATTTCATAACTAATGGCACAAAGAACAAACACAAGATTAAGTCCTTATCTATTTAATGAATGTCTAGCTATCATATCCGAACCAGTAGTTAGTGGACCAATAACTCTATTAGATATTTTAGCTCCTGGATTTACGACTGCTAAAAATGGAGAGGTTGTGCTTTTGATAAACGCAATTACTGGAAGCTCATTTGAGGTTACATTAGGAGAAGATATTTCTGCAACATCTACAAGGTTAACAATTAGCTCATTTACAGTTGAAGAATACATCCCAAGAGGTTCTATTCTAATACACAAGCAAGATGTCAAATGGGAGTACATATATAAAGAAACTACTTTAAGTCATTTGCATATGTATCAAACTGGAAATACACATGGGAACGATTTACTAATGAACTTTACCCAATTTAATTTCAATGTAAATAGTGGGGCAATACTAGCTGATGGGGATAGCAAAAACAATAACTGGGGCGCAAGGTATGGTTTTTTTAATGCTCCTCATAATGGCGCACAAATTAAAAAAATAGATTATATCTTCACCACAAACGCTGGAGCTGGAGAAAACTTTGTCTTTAGTTTATGGAAAAAACCAATCACTCCAAATGGTACAACTGCAACCGCATTAACTTTAATTGATAGCTACACTATAACAAGTCAGAATAATGCTAGTTATGTGTTCCAGTCTACGGTAACTCCAAGCGCAAGTTTAGGAGCTTTAACCGAACATGATGTTATTATCCCATCCATTAAAAAAGAGGGTACTAAAGTAAGCTCTACAAAGGTTTATGGAGATATAGAATTATTAATAGAATACGATCCAAGATAATGTTTAAAAGAGCTAGAAATATTTTTTTATATTCAGATAGTGAACCGAATGAGGTTATGATAGCTCTTTGCCATTTGATATGTTTACCATTAACAATTTTAGCAGATTTTGAAACTAAGAATTATATGTTAATGCTTTTAGGTTTTATTAGTGGTTTTTATCAGCTTTGGGCGGTTTTAAAAAAAGATTGTATAAAATATAGATTAATAGCGGTTCAAGTTGCAACTGCAATAGCAATATCTACGGTTTTAAATTTAATTAATCAAGGTCTTTTTTATGGGTCTAAAACTGGATGGGGTATAATTCTACTCTTTGCAGTATGGAACACTATTAGGGTATTTTTAGAAAAAATTAAAAGGTATGGATAGTCTTGGGCAAATAATGGTTATGGTCGGAGCGATAGCTGGTTCTACTGCTCTTTGGAATTTTTTAAGCGATAGGTTAAAAGCTAAATTAGAAATGAAGAAAAATGAAGCTCAAAATGATGATGGCAATTTATATAGAGATGACTTAAAAGCTAGAGTTAGAAATCTAGAAACTTTGTTGGCTCAATCTTCAGATGAAAAGGACGAATTAAGAGATACAGTTTTAGCTTTGACTGCTCAAGTGTCAGAGTTAAGAGTTAAAGTAGAATTTTTAGAAAAAGAGAACGAAAGACTAAAAATGAAATGAAAAAAATAACCAACAATTTTTTAGCAAAACCAAATAAAAAGCGTAAGGGCATACATTCTAAAAACGCTTCAAGGACCAAAGGGTCTAAACAATACAAAAAACTTAATAAAGGTCAAGGCAAATGAAGTATTTTAAGTTAGAAGAGTTTGATAGTCCTGATTTAAAAGGGTCAGGAAAGAATATGAAAAAAGACTTTTTAGTTAAGCTTGATGAAGCAAGAGAGTTAGCTGGAATACCTTTTAAAATAAATAGTGGATTTAGAACGAAAGCGCAAAACCTTAAAGCAAAAGGAGCATCTAAAAGCTCTCATTTAATTGGTGTCGCTGCTGATATATCATGTAGAGATTCAGTAAGTAGACAAATAATAGTAAATGCTTTAATAACGGTTGGCTTTACAAGATTAGGAATAGCTAACTCCTTTATCCATGTAGATTTAGACATTAATAAACCTGATGCAATATGGCTATATTAGGCAACATTCTAGGCAATCTTTTAGGCAAAGCTGATAAGATAGTTGATGAAGTTATTACTTCTGAAGAAGAGGCAATGACATTAAAGAACGAACTCCAAAAAATAATAAATGAGCAAGAAGCGATTATTGAGCAAGAGGTTACTAAAAGATGGGAAAGCGATAACAATCAAAGCTCATGGCTTCCAAGAAACATTAGACCCCTTGTTTTAGCTTGGTTAGTAGTAAGCACTACTTTACTAATCTTCATTGATGCTGGAGCTATCAATTTTGTTGTAGAAGATAAATGGGTCGATTTACTTCAGATAGTTCTAATAACTTGCATTGGAGCATATTTTGGCTCAAGGGGTTTGGAGAAAATCAAACGAAACTAAATGGAAAAAAGATACCGTTTACGAAAAGACGAATGGGAATTAATTGACGAATATAGAGCAGACAAAAAAAGCAAATCATTACTAGAAGAGGAATGTAATGAAATAGGAGTTGACATTAATACTGTTTCTCATTATTGGTATAAGAGCAAAAAGTTCTCAATTTTTGCCAAAGCCAATCAATTCACAAAAGATGACTTTTTAAAATCCATTGAGGATTTAATAGTTAACTACGCTCCTAAATATCCCAATATAGATTATCCAGAAAAGAAAGACGGTCATTTACTTATAATAAATCCTGCAGACGTACACATTGGCAAATTTGCTGATGAAAAAGAAACTGGTAATAAGTACAATATAGAAATAGCAAAAGAAAGAGTTAGAGAGGGTGTAAAGGGTATTTTAAGAAATGCTGAAGGATATAACATAGATCGAATTTTATTCTGCATTGGGAATGATATACTTCATACCGATAATACTCATGGCACTACTACTAAAGGAACTCCTCAAGATACTGATGGCAAATGGCATAGGCACTTTACACAAGCTTTAGAGTTATATGTTGAGATAGTTGAGATGCTTATGAAAATAGCTCCAGTTGATTGTGTTCACTCAATGAGTAATCATGACTACATGAGCGGTTTCCATTTAGCTCATGCTCTTAAAGCATGGTATCGAAACACCGAAGCGGTTAAAGTAGATGCAGAACCAATGCACCGAAAATACTACATTTACAAAAATAGCTTAATAGGATTAACACATGGCGACGGAGCAAGACTCCCTAATTTGCCCCTCCATATGGCGCAAGAAAAACCAATACTTTGGGCAAAGACAAAATATCGATACTGGTATCTTCACCACTTACACCATAAACAAAGATATAAGTTCTTGAGTTCTTATGATAATGTAGGTGTAACTCTAGAATTTTTAAGAAGCCCAAGCGGTACGGATTCATGGCATTATCAGAAAGGATATACTGGTAGTGTTAAGGCAGTAGAAGGGTTCATTCATAATGAATTTGGACAAATAGCTCATTTAACTCATATTTTTTAATATATTTGCAATCATCCAAACATTTGTTTGCTTTGTAGTTACAACATTTGTTAATTTAGTTATTAGTTAATTAGAGGGCGTAAAAACCCTCTTTTTTTTGCCTTTTTTTACAATAAGTGAAATTATTTTAACATTTTTCTTATCTAGTAGACTAACTTTTTTTGTGTTTTTCTGTTAAAAAGTGTTGACATTTAATTAAAAGCGTGTATATTTGCCATATAATTATTAACTAAAACACAACAAATGAATTTACCTTTTAATTACACAGATGAATTAACTAACCGAGTTAAACAAAATTGGCTAACACTAGAAAATAAAGATTTGTTTAAAAAGTGCAAAAATAACAATGATTTTTGTATTGCTTTTGCTAGGTTATCAATAGAAAGAAATTGTGAGCGTATGCTCGGAGATAAAATTATTGAAATTTATATCAAAGAAATGATTTAGAAATGTAAAAACCCCACCGCCCCCTACTGAAACAAATAGGGGGTTTTGGTAGTAAAAAACCAACAATATGAAAAGAGAACAAATTACTGACAAACACATCATTCTTCAAAGTTTACAATTTATGCTTATCTATTATGAAGGTAGGTTAAAAGCATACAAAGAAACCGATAGAGAGGACTTGCAAGAGATTGCTCATAAATACATAGCTAAAATAAGAAGAGTTATTATTAAGAAATCTCAAGAGCCGATCAATGAAATAAGTGTTAACAAAATAGAATCTTATAAATAATGGAAAAGCTAAAAGATATTATTCAAGAATACTCTACAATGAGAAGTTTGGAGGTCAACAAATCAAGGCAAGAAGAAGCTAATGGGAATCAAGAAATGGCTAATTATCATCAAGGTCGAGCTGATGCACTTGCTACGATATTAAGAAAACTAATGAAACTAAATGAAAGTAAAGATGTCTAAAGGAAAAGAAAACGCTTATTTGGTGGCGATAACAACCATTCTAACAACAATAATAATAACAATAGATCAAATAGGTCTAATAAATTTAATCTAATGACAAAGAAAGGAATAGTAAAAAGTGTTCAATCTAATGGAACTTGGGAAGGTAAATACGGTCTTATGTATCTATATGAGGTTACAATCAATGAAGATAGTGGTCAATACATGAGCAAAAGCGACAATCAAACCAAATTTATTAAAGGTCAAGAAGTAGAATATGAATATACTGGAGGTCAATATCCAAAGATCAAACCAGCTCAAACATTTGAAAAGGGCAATTTTAAGACATCTAACGCATCTTCTGGAGGTTTTGATACTCAAAGACTAATAGTGAAACAAAATGCGCTAACAAACGCTTGTAATATTATTGGAGATGCTTCTGACCTTAATAAGATAATAGAAACTGCTGAAGTATTCTCTAAATGGGTTTTAAATGATGAAAAGCCATCTAAAGTAGAAAAGTCTAATGATTTACCTTTTTAATTATGATAGAAGAGAAGTATTATAATGCAGATGGCTCTTATTATGGAACTGAAAAGCCAGAGGGTTATGGAGCTGAAGTGATAAATGGCAAATGGACTCTTTTTAATTGGGATGAAAGAGTCAAAGAATATCAAGCAGACCCTAAAGTTAGACTTTGGAAGCTAGAATATAAGACTAATCAATCTTTGCCAGTAATGGCTTATGATGGGGATTTAAATGTTAAATTTTCAGATGTTTCTTCCTTACATTATGATATGTTTAAGGGAACAAATAAAGAGCTTTCTATCTACATGGATAAACTCAAAAAACAAGGTTTTGAGTTCAAAAGTGAGTATATTATAAAAGAATTTGATTAAAAATGCACGAAATAGAGAAATTAATAAAAGAAAGAGAAACGGTTGATGCAATAGTTAAGACAGTTTGTATGGTTCTTAAAGTCAAAGAAAAAGACTTTAAAACAAAAAGCAGAGAAAGACATTTAATGGATGCTCGGAGCATGATCTACGCTTGTTGTAATGACATTCTTGACATTGGATGTTCTGCTATAAGTAGGTACTTTAAAATGAATCATGCCACTATAATTCATCATTTAAAAAAGCACAAATCCTTAATAGATTTTGATAGTGTTTATGCGGAAAGATATGAAGCTATTGTTATGCTTATAAAGTCTAAAATTGGTTATGTAGAAGATAGTGAAATCATTGACGAACTAATAAGAATAAAGAAAGAAAGAGCATTAAAACTAGAAATGATAAAAGAACATTTAAATAACTAATTATGATAAAAGCTAAAGACAAAGTTTTAAAACTACTACAAGAAAATCCATCCAATAGAGATAGCGACAATAAATTAATAGCTAACTTCTGGTTTTATGAGATCAAAGCAATGGGAAAAGACCCAAACACATTAACCGCTTTTGGTTTGTTAGATTTAATGAGTAAATCCAAGCTAACTAATACCGAAACCATTACAAGGGTTAGAAGGCAAATACAAGAGCAAAACAAAGAGTTAAGAGGTCAAAACTACATTAACCGTCAAACTAAATTACAAAACAAAGTAAAGCTTGAATTGGGATATGAAGTTAATTAGAGTTGAAAAAGATAACAATTACACCACTATTAACAATGAGTTCATCTTTAATAAAAACATGAGCTTAAAGTCTAAAGGGTTGCTTTGCCATCTATTGGCTTTGCCAAATGACTGGAAGTTATATGTTGAGGAGGTCGAAAAGTGGCACAAAGACGGTAAAAGCTCTATTTATAGCGCATTTAAAGAGCTAAAAGAACTTGGTTATATGTCAAGAGAACAAATTAGAGTAGATGGTAAATTTAAAGGTTATTCTTATGTAGTTTATGAAAAACCGTATTTAGATAAACCGAATACGGAAAAACCGAATACGGAAAAACCGAATACGGAAAATCGACCACTACTAAAGACTAATAATACTAAAGACTTAATTAAACTAAATACTAATAAAACTAAAGGGTTTGATTATCCAGTTGAATTAAATGTCGAAGCTTGGGAGCTTTGGAAAGAGTTTAGAAAAAAAGAGTTTAGGGCATCTTATAAATCATTAGGAGAACGCTCTGCAATTAGTAAGCTTTTGCGCTTGGCTGGTTCGGACTTTCAACTACAAGCGGACATTTTGAGACAATCAATGGAAAACGGTTGGAAGGGGATTTTCGAGTATAAAGAAAAAAGAAGTAAGACCGTTGAGGTGTTAAGTGAATATCAAAAGGCAATAGATTTAATAAATAAAGAATACAATGACTAAAGAGCAAAAATCAGACGTTATAATGCTAATGGCTACAATGAGGGCATTTAATGAACAGCTTTACAATTTAAAGGGGGTTCATAAGCAAGGGATGAAAATGAAGTTTAATAGACTTCTTAAAGTTTCGGCACAATATGAAAGGGAGATAGTACACATAACTCAAAACAATCAAGAGTTTGAAGATGTTTATGACGCTCTCATGGATGTAATACTAGAAGTTAAAGAACAAATCAATGGACAAAAAGAACCAAATCTGGAATAGGTGCAAAGACATCAAAGCTCTAAAATTAGAATGTTTAGACATTCTAGGAGAATTTTATATCCTTCTAGGGCATAAACCAGAAGCACTAATTATTAAAAAGCTAAATGAGCAATTTGTTGAGGATTTAGTTAGTAAGTATAGCTCATTGACACTAGACCAGGTTAGATTTGCTATAAAGAAAGGATTGCAAGAAAATGATCCTCCTATCTTTGTTAATGTTCCCACTTGGAATAAGTTTTTAAGAGATTTTAAAAAGCACGAACAGTTAAGAAGGCAAAACAATCAAATAGAGAGCTTCCAACAACATCAAAAAAGGTTAGATGATATGAGTAAGCTTATTGGACCAAGAGAAGTTAAAAAGATAGGGAATGGCCACAATAAGTAAACTAAAGAAGAAGTTAGATAAGATATTTAGTGAGTACATTAGATTAAGGGACTCTGATTATAAGGGTAATTGTAAATGTATAAGTTGTGGGAAAGAAGCTCCAGCTTTTGGTGGTTCTATTCATGCTGGGCATCTATTTAGTAGAAGATATTTAGCTACAAGATATGATGAAAAAAATGTCAATGCTCAATGTAATTATTGTAATACTTTTTTAAATGGGAATCAGATCAAAGCATCAAGAGGAGTAGAAAACAAATGGGGAAAAGGAACAGTTGAAGATATAGAGAGTAGAATCCACATTACTGTTAAACTAACTAGAGTTGATTATGAAGAGTCGATTGAATACTATAAGAAAAAAATTAAAGAATTATGAAGGAGTTATTAGTTTGCACTTTTAGTGGTGGAAGGACATCAGCATTTATGAGTCAATACATTTTAAATAGTAGTAAATACGATAATTTTGAAAAGATATTTATTTTTGCAAATACTGGAAAAGAACGAAAAGAAACTTTAGACTTTATTAATAAATGCGACTCTCAATGGAATCTAAATATAATTTGGCTAGAAGCTAAAATTAATGAAACAAAAGGAGTAGGGACCTCATATAATATTGTAGATTATAAAAACGCAGATAGGACTGGTAAAGTCTTTGAAAGAATGTTGAAAAAATATCCACTACCAAATGCTTTTGCTAGTAATTGTACTAGAGAGCTAAAATTAAAGCCAATAGAAAAATATGTTAAAGATTTAGGATATGATAGTTATACAACTGCTTTAGGTATTAGATATGATGAAAGACATAGAAAATCTTTAAAAGCTAAAGAGAACAAAATAATTTATCCATTATGTGATGATATTAAAGTAGACGGAGCATTTATAAGAAAGTGGTGGGAAAGACAAACATTTGACTTAAAATTAAAGGACTACGAAGGGAATTGCGATTTATGTTTTAAAAAGTCAGTCAGAAAGAGAATGACGTTAATAAAAGAAAATAAAGATATTGCAAAATGGTGGATTAATATGGAGTCTAAATATGGAAATGAAGTAGTTCCGAGATTTGATTTGAGAAGTAACTTGTCCATAGAAGAAATAGTAAAAAAAGCACAAGAACCTTTTCAATCTGTCGAGGATGTGTATGAATTAAGTAAAAAACAAGTATCAATTTTTAATGAAGATTTAGATTATGAAACGGATTGTTTCTGCAAAGCTAATTGATTATATAAACAATAAATTGTTTAAAACTTTACCCCCAAAAGATTGGGAGTTATTAGAGGTTTTATATATTGCATCCAATGAAAAAGACAGTCATATTTGAAGGAGGGGTTAATAAGGTTGCAACGCTATCAGACGGAACTTTATCAATCAACATACATACTCAAGAACTTCCAGATGAAACAATGATGCGAATCTTTGGACTTCGTAAAATGCCAGGGATGGTTCTCATAAGCTCTGATGACATAAGCAAAGCTGAAGCTGAAGAGGTCGAAAAGTTCACATCTGATTTTGAAGTAGGTAAAACTAAAACCGCTTCACAAAGATTAAGAGCGGTATTGTATAGGGTTTGGGAATCTGGAGAGCAAGTTTATGACTTTCCTATTTGGTATGAATCTCAAATGGAGCGCATAATTAATAAATATAAATCTACTCTTGAGTAAGGCAACCAAAAATCAAGAGATTTGGAAAAGAGCGGAGAACGGTTTAAAATTAGTATTGCCTAAAAAAATAAATAGCGACATTGGTTGGCAATTAATGTTTGGATATAGAGAGGACTTTAGGTACGAAAAAGAGAAGTATGATAAACATTGCGAACAGTATGAAACTAAAATATATAAAGACGTTGAGGACTTTAAAAGCCATCTTTAAAACATTTCTAGCTTTATTTGTATTGATTTGTTTATTACCTTTGGCAATACCAATCTTTCTACATTTGTTTATAGTAGAATTTATTAAAATACAAAATGAAGATAAAAGCATCAGTTAGTATAAAAGTAAACTTTAGCGATACCATGAGTGTTGATGAAGGTCAACAAATGGCAATAGATACTTTAATAGAAAGTCTTGAGGATTGGTTAATAGAGGGTGGTGTCCCACCAATAATAGAGATAGAGTATATAATGCCAGACACTACTGACGAAGATAGAATGTACTTAAACTGATGCCAAGACTACCAAAAGGAAAGAAAAAGAAATGGATTGCATCAAGCAAGAAAAAGACTGGATTTACTAAAGAACACATTAGCGAAAACTCCGACTTCTATAATTCAAGAAGATGGAGAGAGTTAAGAAAGTGGCATATTGAAAGAAATCCAATTTGTGAATGGTGTAAAGAGGAAGGAATAATAAACATTAAAGAAAGAATAATAGTTGACCACATTAAAGAAATTCAAGACGGAGGAGAAGGACTTGACCCAAATAACTTGCAAACCTTGTGCTTATCCCACCACAACCAAAAAACAAACTGGGAAAAAAAGAAAAGGAGAAAGAAGTCTATTTGAGTTGCAGTTCGGATTTACAATGAATACAAGACAAGACAATTATTTATTAAGTAAAAGATCAAGCGATAGTTATGGAAGTATTATATCAGATTGTACTAATAATGATGCTGGGGTATATTAGTCTACATTTATACTTTAGCCACCGAGAAGATAAAAGGCATAAAGAATTTAATAAGCGTTGGAATGAAAAAAAGTGAATACTATTACGACTATACAAGAAACGGAATGGAAGAAAAGGATTTAAAGATACCAAGCTATTACATTGGCGATAGATATGGAATAGAAGCAAGAAAAGTTATTGAGGACTTTAATTTAAGTTATAATGTTGGTGTCGCAGTAAGCTATCTTCTACGTGCAGAGCGTAAGCATGAAACACCTTATGAATGTATAAAGAAAGCCATTAATCATCTAGAGTTTGAATTAGAGAAAATCAACTACAATGAAGAATAAAGTATTAGACTACATAAGCACTGCAGAAACTTTAGTAGAACGTCAAGAGATTTTAATAAGACTACAAGAAGATGTTATAGATAAGTTAAGAAATGAGATAAACATATTAGAGTCTAGGTGTGAATTACAAGCTCAACAAATAAAACAAATCAAAGAAGAGTTAATAGGTATGACTAATGAATTTATTGATAGCAAGGCGGGGGGGTCAAAAAGATAAGACTAGATGCACGTACAC